GCGGGGCGTTGACCCCGTTCTCTCCCAGCTCGCCATCGGCTATTCCAACGCCGACTACATCGCGCAAGCCCTGTTCCCCATGGCCCAGGTGCCCAAGGAAGCGGGCAAGGTGCCCAAGTACAACAAGCAGGCCTTCAAGCTGTTTGCCACCGAGCGTGCCCTGCGCGCCAAGAGCAACCGCTTGGCCCCTGAAGACCGCGACTTCATCCCCTTCTCGCTGGACGAGCACGACATCTCGGTGCCCATGGACTACCGCGAAGCCGATGAAGCCATCGACATGGACGTGGCTGCTGCGAACACCTTCCTGGCCACCGAAGCGATCGCGCTGCGTGGCGAGAAAAAGGCCGCAGACCTCGCTTTCGACCCGGCGCAGTTCACGGCCAGTCACAAGTTGGCTTTGGGTTCCACTGACCAGTGGACCAATTCCGCGAGTTCTCCGATCGCTGCGATCAAGGCTGGGAAGGAGCAAATCCGCAAGGACATCGCCCGTTACCCCAACGTCGGCGTTTGCGGGGCTGTTGCGTTCAATGCGCTTTCCGATCACCCCAAGATATTGGAACGTCTGAGCTATGCACAAATTGGTGTGGTCACGCCTGAGCTGCTGGCTGCCATCCTGGGCCTGGACGCCATCTACGTTGGCAAGGCGATCTACGCTTCGGACGATGGCGCCACCACGACCGACATCTGGGGTGACAGCTTTCTGCTGGCCTATGTGCGCAAGCCTCAACCTGGTGCCAAGCGCAGCGTGTACGAGCCCAGCTTTGGCTACACGCTCTACCGCGATGACCCCATCGTGGACATCTACACGGAAGAAGGCGGCAAGATTCAGAACGTGCGCTGCACGCGCCGCTTCCAGACCGCTCTGGTGGGTGCCGATGCCGGTTACCTGATCACCGACACCAACGCCTGATCGCACCATGACTGAAGTACTCAAAGTCAAAGCGATCGTGCAGGCAGGCCAAACCTTGCTGCTGGATGGCGTCTATCGCGAAGAGGACGACGTGGTGGAGCTGATCCAGAAGGACTTTGCTCGCAAGGAAAAGGCCGGTGTGGTCAAGCGTGCAGTGTTCATTGGCACCGACCTTGCGGACCTGCAGGCGGCCATCGACACCAGCGCTGCAGCCGCCAAGGAAGCCGCATCCGTGGCTGCGCAACTGCCTGAGCAGGTGGCCGCAGGCCTGAGCCAGGGCATTGGCGCGCTGCAGCTGGCCGCCAGCCTGGATGAGTCCCTGCCTCAGACCTCGGCCACCGATGCCACCAGGCAGGCCAACACCGAGCAGACCGGCAACCAGGGCTCCGAGGCCGTTGCTGAGGCAGCTGCCAACGGCACTGGCGCTGCGGATGGTTCGGTCACCGATGCCGCCGCCGCTGGCTCTGCACCTGCGGCCGATGTTGCTGCAGGTGAACAGGCCAAGGCCGACGCTGCTGCAACTGCAACAACCGCAACGCCATCTGAAACAACTGCAACGCCTGCCGCCCCGGCCACCAAGACCAAGGGCGCCAAGGCCAAGGCCTGATCAAGCAACCCCTCTGACCACTGAAAGGGTCTGAACCATGAAGACGGAACAAGTGCTGATGAACGTCAGCGTGAAGGCCACCACGGCCATCACCAAGAGCCGCTATGTGCGCGCCACGGGTGCGCAAGCTGTGGCCGGTGAGCAAGTGCTGGGCGTGGCCGACATGGATGCGGCCATTGGTCAACAGGCCAGCGTGAAGACGCACGGCATCATCCTGGTCGAGTCTGGTGCTGCAGTCGCGGCCGAAGCCCGCGTCCAGTCCGACGCCACCGGCCGTGCCATCACCCTGGCCGCAGGCAAGGATGCTGGCTTTGCGCTGGACGCCGCCACGGCTGCAGGCCAGCCCATCCGCATCAAGCTCTGATCGGGCACGGCCATGTACCTGACCGCCCAGGAGTTCATCGACCGCTACACGCAGCGTGAGGCCCTGTTGCTGACTGCCGAAGGCAACAGCACCACGGTCGACACGGTGCGCCTGGAGCGCGGCCTGGCTGACGCCAGCAGCATGGTCGATGGCTACCTGGCGCGCAGGTTCCAGCTGCCCCTGATGAGCGTGGCCACGCTGCAGCCTGTGGTGCCTGATGTGATCAAGCGGCTGACGGGCGACATTGCCCGCTACCTGCTCACCGGCACCCACGTGCGCGAGACAGACGCGATTCGCAACCGCTACAACGACGCGATCAAGCAGCTGGACCACATCGCCAACGGCACGGTGTCGATGGGTGTGGAGCTGGTGCTGATGTCGTCGCCCTCGGCACCCACGGGCGGGGCCTCGGCAGTGCGCTCTGGCGGCCGTGCCTTTGGCGATGACGTGCTGGCAGGCATGTGATGTCTGACACCTCACCCATCAAGCTGATCGAGACCGCCCTGGTCGACACGCTCAAGGCGGGCATGCCTGGTGTGCTGGTCGAGTCCTATGCGGGCCAGCTTGACGACGCGAACAGTGAATGGCTGCGCCGCTTGCCATGCGTTTGGATCACGTTTGAACGCACCAGCAGCGTCAAGCGCGTGGGCCTGCGCAAGTTCCGCAGCAAGGTGCGCTTTCAGATCATGGCCGCGCAGCGCATGTTGGGCCCCGAGCCTGCTAGCCGCCTGGGTGGCCTCGGCCAAGTGGGCGTTTACGAGCTGCTCGATGAGCACGTCAAGCGCCTGGTTGTGGACAACCAGCTGGGCCTGGCCATTGACCCGATTGAGCCGCGTGGCCTGTCCATGGTGATGCAGGGCTATTTCGGCAACGACGCGGTGGCAGTGATGGCCATGGCCACCGAATCAGGCTATGTGGAGACCATCGCCGACCCCGCCGAGGTGGGCGAGTTCAACAGCCTGGGCATCAAGTACTTCCTCAAACCCGGTGACGACGAGGCCGATGCGGCCGACGACGTGAGCCTCCAACCCTGAGCAAACCATGAAAGTCAAAGCTGCCCCCGGCCTGCTGGTGCCGCATGAGTTCGACCCTCGCACCTATGTCGATGACAAGGATGCAGTCGATGTGCCTGAAACGCCCTACTACATCCGCCGCATGGCGGCTGGTGAGCTGGTGGACGCTGAGGCTCCTGCCAAGGCTGTGAAGGCATCTGCCAAGGGCAAGGACGAAGCGCAATGAACAAGTTCAAGCCCATGGGTATGCGCACATTCATGGCTGCGATGACGGCCATGCTGGCTGGCAGCTTTGGCGGTGGCTTTGCTTCGGCGGCATCCCTGCAAAAGCGCAGCGGCTCACGGCGCCAGCAACCTCGCCTGGATGCCCAGGTGCACCAACAGGCCGCACAAGCAAAGCGCGATCGCCGTGCCCTGCGCAACCTGCGCATCAAGGCCCGTGGCGGCTACTGCCGCTGATTTCTAAGCCCCCACCACCGCACGACCAGGAGCACCACATGGCGAGCAAGAACATCACCTTTGAGACGATCCCGGCCAGCACGCGCAAGCCAGGCAAGTACTTCGAGTTCAACACCAAGCTGGCAGTGCGCACGCTGCCCACCAACAAGCAGCGCCTGGAGATCATCGGCCAGCGCCTGGCTGCGGGTTCTGCCCCTGTGGGCCTGCCGTTCAAGGTGTATGACTCTGAGACCGCCGCTGCCATGTTCGGCCGTGGCTCGCAGCTGCACCTGATGATCATCGCGGCCATCACGGCCAACCGCTACGTGGACATCACGGCCATCGGCGTGGATGACAACGCCGCCGGCGCCGCTGCGACCCACACGCACACCTTCACCGGCACCACCACGGCCGCTGGCCTGGTCACGGTGAGCTGCGGCAACCGCGCCATCGAGGTGGCCATTGACACTGGCAAGACGGCCGCCCAGGTGGCCACGGCCGTGCAGGCCGAGCTGGCCAAGCAGACCAACTGGCCGGTGACTTATGCCGCCGCCGCTGGCGTGATCACGGGCACCAACCGCCACAAGGGCACGGTAGGCAACACCATCAAGGTGGACGCCAGCACCACAGCGCCCGGCCTGGCGGTGGCCAGCGTCCAGCCATCGGGCGGCTTGGTGGATCCAGACCTGACCAACACGCTGGCCAGCGCCTTCACGGCCAGCGAAGAGATCCTGGTGGTGCCCTACGGCACGCAGACGGCTCTCACGGCCCTGCGCACCCACCTGAACGACCGCAGCTCGGCCATCGAGCAGCGTGGTGCGGTGGGCGTGTATGCCAGCACCGGCACCTTGTCGTCCA